GGACTCGATTGCAGGGCTTGGGCGCTTGGAGTCCGGAGTCAGTCCGGATGGCGAGCACGCCGCGGTCTACGCGGCCGGACGCTGCGTCGACACGGCGTCCGTGCCTCCCGGCATCGCGATGGCCGTGAAGATCATCGCCAAGCACCTGTACGACGTGCAGCGCGGCGCTGGTCGCGGTGGCGTCTTCGACGAGGCCACGCCGTCTGTTCCTACGGGCTTCGCGATCCCCGCGCGGGCTGCCCAACTCCTCGCGCCTCCCCGTCAAGTCGGTCTCGCCTGATGCAGGAGACCACAACCCGCGTGCCGCTGGCATGGCGGGCGCTGCTGGCCATCATCGAGAGCCTTTTCGACGCATCGGAGACGACGGTCCTGGCTGGGATGCCGACTGGTAGGACCCTGCTTCCTGAGGTGGTCAGCATCGGCTTCGCGGCGAATGGCCCCGCGATCGACGTCGCTGTCGAGCGGATGCCCGGATTCGGGCATCGCTACCTCGAAGACGCCACAATCCAATGCGCCATCTCCATTGCCGGGGGTGACCAGACAGACCCGCTCGCTCTGGCCGACCGCGTTGGGGTCATGCACGCCGCGATCACCGAGGCAGTAAAGGCCGACCCGACTCTTAGCGGCGCTGTCGACGCGGCCGAGGTTACTGGCGCGCACTCCTGGCTGACCTCACAGATGTCGACTGGCCCCGTGGTGGACGCGCTGTTTTCGGTGCGGGTCAAGTCCGCCCTCTGATGGTCGAGTACGGCGGCCTGCGCATCCTCGTCGGTGAGCTCGGCGTGCTGCCGGACGACATCCGCCGCGACCTGCGCAAGGGATTGCGGGAGGCCGGAGAGGCCGCGCTCAACCAGGCGCGCGCGAATGCGTCGTGGTCCTCCCGCATCCCCGGTGCGATGTCGCTGCGGGTCTACACGTCCGGTCCGCGCACTGGCGTCTCACTGCGGGTCGACTCATCCAAGGCTCCGCATGCCCGCCCCTACGAGGGCATCGGTGGGCGTGGGGACAGCTTCAGGCATCCCGTCTTCGGCGGCGACGCGTGGGTGTCGCAGTCGACCCGGCCATTCCTCGCGCCAGCCGCCGCGAAGGTCCGCGCCCAAGTCATGGCTGCCGCTGAGCAGGCCATCGCCAACGCCGCACGCCGCCTATCCACCTAAGGAGCCCGCCATGCCGCTGTGCACCCACCCCGACCTTCCCGGCCAAGTCGCCGAACTGATCCACCCGGAGGCGCACCCCGGCTGGGAACCTGTGAAGCCCAAGAGCCCCCGCAAGAAGGACGACCCGGCCGCGGGCGTCCCCGTCAAGACCGAGGAGTAACAGCCCATGGCCACTCTCAACAAGTCCACCCGCTTCTTCCAGCCTGAGGTCTCGAAGGTCTTCTTCCTTCCGACCATCGCCTCCGCGGTCCTCGCCGCCACCCGCGCCGAGATCACGGCCGGCACCGACGTGTCCGGGGAAATCGCGGACCTGTCCGGCTGGCAGGTCCGAGCCGACATGATCGCTACGCCCGACTTGGCGTCGCGGTTTGTGTCGCAGATTGCCGGCCGGACGAAGGCCGAGCAGTCGTCCATCACCTTCTACGCCGACAAGACGGCCAACGACGTCCGCACGGTTATGCCGCGCGGTCAGGTCGGCTACATCGTCTTCATGGACGGCGGCGACGTGGCGACGACCGGGAAGATGGACGTCTATCCAGTCGAGGTCGCGGCCGTGGGTAAGGCCCGCTCGACCGGCGACCAGGCGTTGCAGGTAACGATCGACTACGCGATCACCCGCCCGCCGGCTGAAGACGTCGCGATCCCGGCCTGATGGAGACTCTCCGCGACCGGCTCGCCGCCAAGAAGAGGCGGCGGGTTGTCGTCCCTGTCGAGCTGGATTCGCCATCCCCGGAGGCGCTGGAGCAGATTGTCTCGCTCCAGCGCTCGGGGCTGGCGGCGCTCGAAGCGGGTGACCTCGACGGGCTGCAGGAGGTCCAGCGGCAGGTCGAGGATCTGCGCGCCTTGACGCACGTGGATGTGACGTTCGTTGCGCTGTCCGCGCAGGATTGGGAGAAGATCGTCACGGCACACCCGTCGCCCGAGGGTGACGATGCAGGAGTCGACGCCGTGGCCGCACTGCCGGTCCTCGCCGCGTTGTGCGCCGAGGACGAGTCGCTCCAAGACGATGACGTGTGGCGCGCCCTCCTGGCCGAGTGGGGCCGCGGCGAGACCCTCGCGCTGTGGGGGGCACTGCTGCGACTCAACACGTCGGCTTGGGAGCCGCACGTCCCAAAAGGCTGAGGCGGGACCCGCTATATGCCGCGCGAGTCGGCTATTGCGCGCCCCGCGGCATCCCACTCGATCGCTTCCTGGCGTGGCCTCCCGAGTCTCAGGCCGCGGCACTGGCGTGGCAGGAGCAGCAGGAGACCCGCTGCCCGTCGTGTGGCACCCATGACGACGAATGGGGCCGAGGAAAGCCCGCCCCAAGGCACTGGCATCCGAAGGTCTGCCTCGGCTGCCAGGCGAAAGAGCGCGCGACGGACGCACTGCGTGAGGACAACGACCGCACGCGCGGTCTTGGGCTAGTCGCTGCCGCCGGACCGGCTTCCCAATGTCCCGACTGCACCACGTGACCTGAGGGGGGCGGATGTCCAGCAAGAACGACCTGCAGATCCGCCTTGATTCGACTTTCAACGACCGCGGCTTCAAGTCGGCGGAGGCGTCGGCGAAGTCGATGGTCCGCGAGCTGGACAAGCTGGAGCGGCAGGAGCGGCAGGTGGCGGCCATGCAGATGGCGGCCGCTCGGGAGGCTGAGCAGCGCAATGCCGCGCGCCTGGCGTCGATGGAGTCTCTCGGACGCGGCTTTACGGCGGTCGGGTTGCTGGCTGCTGCTGGCTTGGGGCTCGCGGCGAAGGCTGCCTCTGACTGGGAGTCGGCCTGGACTGGTGTGACCAAGACGGTCGACGGGTCAGCGGCCGAATTGGCGCAACTGGAGCAGGAGTTGCGTGGGCTGGCGAAGACGCTGCCCGCGACACACGAGGAGATCGCTGGGGTTGCTGAGGCGGCCGGTCAGCTCGGCGTGAAGCGTCAGGACGTCGCGGCCTTCACGAAGACCATGATCGCGCTGGGCGTTTCGACGAACCTCTCGGCGGATGACGCGGCGACGGGCCTGGCGAAGCTGGGCAACATCATGGGTGTCCTGCCGTCGCAGGCTGGCCGGGCCGGGTCGGCCCTGGTGGCTCTCGGCAACGACGGGGCGTCGACCGAGGCTGACATCCTCGCGATGTCGCTACGGATCGCCGGGGCCGGGAGGACTATCGGCCTTACCGAAGCCCAGGTGATGGGCTTCGCGTCGGCGCTGTCGTCGCTCGGCATTGAGGCAGAGTCGGGCGGGTCGTCGATCTCCCGCGTCATGGTCGACATCGCTAAGGCGGTCGGCACCGGGTCGGACGCGGTGGGGGACTTTGCGCGCGTCGCGGGCATGTCGGTTGTGCAGTTCTCGGACCTTTTCCGCCGCGACGCTGCACAGGCTGTCGTGGCCTTTATCGAGGGGCTGGGGGGAATCCAAAAGGCCGGCGGGGACGTCTTCGGGGTCCTGGAAGACCTAGGGCTGTCGGAGATCCGGGTTCGGGACACGCTGCTGCGGACGGCCGGAGCGTCCGACCTGCTGTCGGCGAGCCTGGCGCTGGGCACGCAAGCGTGGGAAGACAATCTCGCGCTCACCCAAGAGGCCGAAAAGCGGTACGCCACAGCGGAATCCCGCGTGGAGATGGCGCGCAATAAGATCAACGACGCCGCGATCTCCATCGGCGGCACGGTCCTGCCGATCTTCGCTGGAGCTGCCGACAAGGTCGGGATGCTCGCGGACGGCTTCAACGACCTTCCCGGCCCGGTGCAGACTGCCGTGACGGTCCTGGGTGGGCTCGTGGCTGTGATTGGGCTCGGCGGCGGGGCGGCGATGATGGCCATCCCGAAGTACGCGGCCCTGAAAGCGACGCTGGAGACGATGGGGCCGCGCGGTGTGTCTGCGGCGAACGGTCTGGGCGCGGTCACTGGGGTGCTTGGTGGGCCGTGGGGTCTGGCGCTGGCTGGCGCGACGCTGGCGCTCGGGGCGTTTTCGGTCGCCCAGGGAAATGCTCGCCAGGCAGCAGAGGCGTTCTCTGAGACTCTTGACAAGCAGACCGGCGCGGCGACCGAGGCGAGTCGATCGTTCGTCGCTAAGAAGTTCTTCGAGAATTTCGACCCGGAGGACTTCCGCCGGGTCGCCGAAGTCACGGGCCTGACATCCCAGGAGATTGTGGACGCCTATTCCAATGGCGGTCAGGCCATGGACTCGTTCAAGGCCAAATGGGCCGACCTCTATGCGCAGATGCAGCTTACGGTGCCCCCGGAGGTCCGCGGCGAACTCGACGCGTTCAACTCGACACTCCAGGGCTTGGAGCGGGACACCGAGCGGGGTCGTGAGGTGCAGGCCGCGCTCAAGGGTGCGCTCGGCGACACGGGTGAGCAGTCGACCAGGACCGCGGGGGCGACCAAGGAGTTGTCGGGCGGCCTGACGTCAACGTCAGAGGCCGCGAAGCGGGCTCAGGATGAGATCGACAAGCTGATCGATGCGCTGGATGAGTTCGGCGGGCGGGCCGTGAATGCCCGCGCGGCGACTCGCGAATACGAGTCGTCCTTGGACGACATGGCCGAGGTGATGAAAGGCTTCACGGCGGCCGAGTTGGCGAAGGGCGCCGCGCTTGATGTCGGCACCGAGAAGGGCCGAAAGGCGCAGGCGGCACTGGATGACCTGCGGAGCGCGGCACTGAAGGCGGCCGAGGCGAGTCTGAAGCAGGGCGATGACGTAACGGTCGTCGCCGGGCGCGTGCAGGCCGCGCGTGACGAATTCGTGAAATACGCCATGCAGATGCGGATGAGCAAGGGCGACGCGGAGGCGTTGGCCGACAAGCTCGGCCTGACCCGCGAGAACGTCGACGCTCTGTCTGGGGCGATCAAGGCGACTCCGCCAGCGGTGACGAGCAAGGTTAATGTCGACACGAACGAGGCGAATGCGAACGCCGAGATCACCCGCGCCAAGCTTGATCGGCTGCAAGGGTATGTGGCCTACGCCCGGGTCTCGGTCGACGCGAGCTCGGTCCAGAATGCGATCAACAAGCTCGCGGCTCTCGACCGGGCTACCGGGTGGGTCAACAACGCGGACGGCAACGTCCTGAGCTTCGCTGCCGGTGGTGCGATCGGTGACCAGTCGCCGCAGATCCAGCCCAACCGGGGGCCGCGTGGCATTCGGTGGTCGGAGAAGGGGGCTGGGCCGTGGGAGGCGTTTATCTCGGGCGACCCGGGCAAGCGGCTGCGGTCTCGGCAGATCTGGGAGGAGACCGGACGGCGACTCGGGATGAGCCCTGACGGTGGTGCCGGTGGTGCCGGGGCGGTGCAAGTGTTGGTCGACCTGTCGGGTGTAGTGCTGACTGGCACTCTCGATACGCCGTGGGGGCCTGCTCAGGTCCGCGGGGTCGTGCGCGATGAGATGTCGTCGGTGGCGCGTGTGGCGCAGTTGAGGGGGCGGTGACGTCGTGCCAGTTCCGGCGTTAGTGGCCACGTCGACGTTGTCGACGGATGGGCGCATCGAGTCGTTGACGCCGTCGTCGGTGTTGACGACTGCGGCGGGTGACTGGTTGATCGCGTCCGTGTGGTGTGGGTTCATCTACGACTTGGGCTACGACGCGCTCGGCGAGCCACTGCCGGCGCCGGCGGGGTGGACATCGTTGGGGGTGCGGTGGATTCGCCGCACGACGGGTTCGGTGGTGTTCTCCTACCGCCAGGGGTGGTATGGCGTGGTCGGGTTGTTTGCCCGGCAGGTGTCTGGGGTGGAGCAGGTCCGCCCGGTGTGGCAGCCGGCTGGCCCGGTGTGGGGTGCTCGGGTGGTGATCGAGCAGCGCCGTGGCGGGCGTGGTTTGGTGTGGTCGGACGTGTCGATGGTGCAGGGGACCGGCGTGGCGTATCCGTTGGTGCCGGCTGTGCAGGCTGGTCCGTCCGGGGTTGTGGTGCGGACTGGGGTGTTGGACAACGACTCGACGGCTCCCGCGCCGGGCGGGGCGTTCGCAGTGCGTGACGCGACAGCCGGGTATGTCGACGCGATCCCCAGCGCGTGGTGTGCCGGGTCGCAGGACATCGCGTCGGCGGCGACAGCGCAGGCGGTGGCGACGACTGCAGGCCGGTTCGGCTGGTTGTTGTCAGCGTTCGTGTCGGGGTCGCAGGGGCCGGGTGCTCCGACGATCACGGCTCCGACGGCGACGACGGCGGATCTGTCTGCGGGGTTGACGGTGTTGTGGACGCCGGACGCAGACGCCGGCGTGCAGTCGGCGTGGGCGATGCGCCGCCGCTCGGGCGCGGGGGCGTGGGCGTGGTGGAACGGGTCGACGTGGGCGTCGAGCACCGAGCAGTGGGTGTCGGGGGCGGCGTCGTCGTTGGCGGTGTCTGGGTTGTCGAATGGGTCGACCTGGGATATCGAGGTCGCGACGAAGGGTGACGCCTCGCACGCGGACGCCTCCCCGTACACGCGGGTGACGGTGGCCGGGTATGCCGCCCCTGCCGCGCCGTCGTTGTCGGTGGCGGGTTTGTCGGGTGGGTCGGTGGCGACGGTGGCCCCGGTGGTGACGGTGGGCGGGTCGGCTGGTTCCGGGTCGACGTTCACGGGTTTGCGGATCGAGTGGCTGTCCGCGGGGTTGGTGGTGTCGGCAACGACGCTGCCGGCGGCCGGGTCCTGGACGACCTCCCCGAAGCTGACTAACGGGGCGACCTACACGGTGCAGGCCGCGGTGGTGCAAAACGGTGACCAGGTGGGGCCGTGGACGTCGCTGGCGGTGACGACGGCCGCACCGACCCCGCCCGCTCCGGCCGTGTCGGTGTCGGCTACCGGCGAGCCGACATCGGGGTTACCGGGTGCGTCTGTCGTGGTGACCACCGCCTGGGCTGGCCTGGTGGTGGTCGAGTTGGAGCGGGACGGCGTCGTCGTGGGTGAGGCCACGATGACGGGCCCGTCGGCGGCCACGTTCACGACGTTCCTGCTGACTCCGGGCCAGGTGACGACGCTGCGGGCGCGGATCATCGAGTCGACCTACGAGCTCGCCTCCCCGTGGTCGTCGGTCGCGTCTTACACGCTGCCGGCAGAGGGGCAGTGCGGGTGGCTGTTCGACCCGTTGGCCCCGCAGACTGCGGCATACACGACCGTCGTGGACCACGATCCCGGGCGCGTGGCGTTGCGGGCATCTGCGGCTGCGGCGATCTCGTCGCCGCTGCTGGTGGTCCGCTCGGACGTGCCGACCGACCGCACTGATGGGCAGCTGTCGCTGCGGGTCGCGGACGAGCCTGCCGCTGAGGCTGTGCTGGCGCTGCTGGGGTCGGGGGCTCGGCTGATGCTGCGGCTGCATCAGGAGCCACGCCTTGGCGGTGGTGAGCCGCGGGCGCTTGTGCTGTCGTTCCGTCCGGTCGGTGACGTGGCGGTCGTCCGGGAGTTTGACCGGCATGCGACCCGGACTTTGACGTTTAGCTTTGTCCACCAGCGGGCGTAACCGCCCGCTTGGCCCATCCCGATTCCTGGAGGTCTGCATGATTGTCGACGTCGAGCGTGCCACGTGGCAGCCGCGGATCGAGCTGCGCAAATACCACACCCCCGCGGGTGAGGACATCGCTGGCTTGGACCCGGTCGAGGTCATCGTCGAGGAGGGCAACCTGCTGACGACGGCGGGGGCGACCGCGTTGCTGACACTGCTCATCGGTGGCGGCGGGAGCGCATTCAACAACGCCAACTCCTATCTGGGGGTGGGCGATTCGACGACGGCGGCGGCGGTCGGGCAGACCGATCTGCAGGCCGCGACGAACAAGCTGCGCAAGGCGATGGATGCCGGCTACCCGCAGGTGTCGGCGGGCACGGTGACCTGGCGGGCCACGTTCGGCACCAGCGACGCGAACTGGGCGTGGCAGGAGTGGGGCGTGTTCAACGCCGCGGCGGCTGGGACGATGCTCAACCGCAAGGTGACGAGCCTCGGCACGAAGACGTCGGCGGCGACCTGGCAGTTGACGGTGTCCGCCGCCGTCGCCTGACCTTCCCCCCCCTTGACCCTGCGGGAGGGGTGAGCGTGTGACAACCCATGTCGGGTCGGCGATAGCGGACGGCGCGTCGGTCACCATCCCGGCCCACCAGGCCGGGGATCTGCTGGTCATCTTCGCGAACCGGTTCGACTCGACCACCATCCCCACATTGCCGTCGGGGTGGACGTCGGCGGCGACCAAGACCGGGACGTCCCGGGCCGGGCGGGTCGGCTACCGGGTGGCGACCGGGTCGGGGACCACGTCGGGGACGTGGACGGGCGCCCAGATCACCCTGGTGTGGGTGCTGCGTGATCACGGTGGGATCGGCGCCGCAGCGGTCGACGCAGCCACCACCCTGCCTGCGTTGACCCTGACCGGGTCCTCGTCGTGGGTGGGTGCCCTGCAGTCCGGCGTTTTTGGAGTGCCGGCGGTCCCCTCGGGGATGACCTCGCGGGCCAACGGCTCCTATGACCGGGTCGCGGACACCAACGGCACGGTGTCGTCGTGGGCCTCGCAGTCCGCGGTCGACGGCATGCACGCCGCGGTGGAGGTCCTCGGCAACGCCGCGTCCACCACTGACGCCGACACGATCACCCTCACGGATACGGCTGCGGTCGCCGCGTCCACCACTGACGCCGACAGCATCACACTCACCGAGACGGCGACGGTGCTGGCCCTGCAAGCCACCGCCGACTCCGACACGATCACGGTCACCGACACGACCGGCACCCTCACTGTCACCACCGCCGACTCCGACACGATCACGGTCACCGAGACGGCGACCGTGGTGGAGACCTTCCGGGCTGTCAGCGACTCCGACACGATCACGGTCACCGAGACGGCGACGGTCGCCTCCGAGTCCCAGCTCCACCCGGCCCCCCGCACCCTCGCGGAAACGTTGGCCGGGTCGGCCCGCATCATCACGACCGTCGTGTTCCTCACCGGCCCAGCCGCCGGGCAGAGCCTGCCGGTCATCGACGGAGAGGTTACCGTCGATGACACGTCGCGGGTGCGCCGCACCTGCCGCTTGACCGTGTTGGCCTCCTCGGAGTGGGTGCCGACGACGGTCACCCACCCGCTGTCACTGGCGCAGGTCAGCGAGTGGCAGATCGTCCAGCACCTCACCCTCGACGACGGCACCGAGATGTCCTGGTCGCAGGGGGTCTACCACCTGACCTCTCCGGCTGTCGCCCACGACTCCGCCGGGGCGTTCACCATCACACTGGAGGGCGCAGACCGGGCGGCCCGGGCCAAGCTGGTCGGGATGCAAGCCCGGTGGGTCGGTGCCGCTGGCGGCCTGGTGGTCCCTGCCGTGGAGGCAATGCTCGCCGCCTACTGCCCGTGGCTGCCGCTCGGCCTGCTCGACCTCGGCCATCGTCTCGGCGGGACGCAGGACATGGTGCTCGGTGAATACGGTGCCGACCTGTGGGACACCGCCGCTCAGATCCTCACATCCGTGGCTGGCTACTCGTTGCACGTGGACCGCGACGGCGTCGCGGTGTCCCCGCTGATCCTGGACCCGCTCGCTGACCGGGTCGTGGCCGCCTGGGCCACCGGCGAGGGAGGCATGCTCGGGTCGCTGGAGCTGGGTGCCGACATCACCAGCATCATCAACGAGGTCGGCGTCCCGTGGGAGGAGCCTCGGCCGGAGGGTGCCGACTCGACGTGGGTGCCGGCCTCCGGGGTGGAGGTCGCCGTCGACGCGAGCAGCGACTACGGCACCCTCTCCCCAGTCGGGCCGCGGCGGCACCGCTTCCAAGGCGACACCTCGGTGATCGGGTCGGCCGGGCAGGCCGCCCAGGTGGCCACGTCCACGCTGGTGCGGATGCAAGGGCTGTCGATGACCTCCCGGGCGCGGGTGCTTATCGACCCGCGCCGTGACGCCGGAGACGTCGTCTCGGTCACCGACCCGGTGTTGGGACTTGACGGGGCGCTGCTACGGATCTCTGGACTGACGATCCCGCTGCGTCCGGACGCGGTGTGGATGGATGTCCGATTCGGCACCAGGAGGCTGTGATGGACCTGGGATTATCGCCACTGGCCAACCTCCTCGCGGGGGATGCTGCGGATGGGACGATGCCCAGCGTCGGGCAGCACACTCGCCGCGAGATCGTCCACACGTGGAGCCCCGCGACGGGGGCCTATCGGACCCGGCCGCTGCATGGCGGTCCCGATGCGTCTGTGGTGCCGACCGATGCGGTGCGCGGTGTCACGGCCGGACAGGTCGTGCACGTGCTGCACCGAGGTGCCGCGTCGCGTCAGGTCGTGGCGGTCGAGCAGGACGTCGGGATCGCTGCCCGGTACGGCGCGACCGCGGCAGCCGACATCGGCGGCGCCACCAGCGTCAACGGCAAAACCCCTGTTGCCGGTGCAGTGACATTGACCCGCGCAGATGTGGGGGCCTCCTCCTCCAGTCACGGCCACGGCCTCGGTGGGGTCGTGGTGAGTGTGCCGGCGTCGCTGAGCGGCTCATCGACGCTGGCCGATGTCGTAAACTACATCAACTTGTACATCCGACCCAGCCTCATCAACATCGACATCGCCTTTGACGGGACCACCGGCGGACCCGTCTGATCTGCGGCGGGAGTTGGTGGAGCAGATGCGCGCCCGGGGCCTGGCCCGCCGCGCCCGCGGACGGGCGCTGCAAGAGCTGTATGCCGCGAGCTACTTACGCCGCTACCACCGGGGCGAATGGTCACCTCCCGCCGTACCTAGCGACGACGGTCATCATCCGCGCCACCCCCTAAGCCCCGCCGTCCGGGGGTGTCAACCCCGGCCGACATTCACGGGGAAGG